TGCAGGTAAAGGCGCATTAGGTGCGTTTAGGATAGGTAAAAAAGGGTATGACATGCTCAAAGCCAACCCTACTGCACGAAGTCTAGCAACAAAGGCAAAAGATTTAGCAGTTGGAGCGGTAACAAAGCCCGCTATGAAATCAAAACAACTGACGAGGGGTAACACAGAACAGCCTCTTGGAGAAGCGGCTAAATCTTTAGGGTTAACCGACGATGCCGTACAGGCAGTGATGGCGCAAGGTAGAGCATATTCTCCCGCTAAAGGTATAGGGCTAACAGGTGCTGCGCTTACAGCTAAGAACCTATTAAGTGACGACGAAGAAGCAGAAGAAGTACAAGTAGAAGAATCAGGTATAGCTGGGCAACGCCCTAATACAAATCTACCTCCCGCACTCAATCCCAATAGGTCGGGACTGCCTCAACTAGCCCCCGGCATTATGGTGCAAGGTATACCTCAAACAACCGATGGTAATGCTGTCGATGTAGATACCGATGCCGATGCTGGTGCTGGTGCTGGTGCTGGTGCTGGTGCTGGTGCTGGTGCTGGTGCTGGTGAAGGCATAATGAGCCTAGATGACCGAATTAAAACATCACTACTAAAGAACCTAGATCGTGACCCTTCTCAACTAGCTAAAGAACGAGCTGAAGCTGTGCGCGGTGAATTAGGGTTAGGTCGTGGTATTAAACTACTAGAAGACCGAGAAGCCCGCGCTAGAAAACTATACGAAGAACGTAGCGACCCAGATCTAGTAAGACGCCGTGGGTTATTGGCTCAACTTGGTGGGTTAGCTAGTGGGCCTCCGGGTAGTGGGGCTAAAGCCCGTGCTGAATACCGTAAAGAACAAGAAGCGGTACGTGATAAGTTTGAGACTGCCCTAGACAACATAGGCGTAGCAGAGATGACCCTTCGTCGTGAAGTAGGTGATGATGCTGCGGACGCATACGATGCTGTCATGCAGCGAGAAATGACATCTATAGCTAATGCCCAAGGTACTCTGCAACGTATGAGCGCAGAAGAACGCCGTGCGGCACAAGCAGAAGCGGCAGCGGTAGATAGAGAGGCAGCGTTGTTATTGCAAAGAGAAGGGGTAGTAGCGGGCACGTATGCTGATCCGAATAAGGCGCAACAAGCACTGTCTGAGTCTACTGCGACTACTACGAAGATACGAGCGCAGGTAATGGCAGAGCGTGGTATAACGCCGATAAATCTACAGGCGCTACAAACCACAATAGGCGAAGGCGGTAAAGAGGGAGAAGAAGCACAGCTAGAGCTTAATAGGTTAATAGCTTTGATAGACGATGCTATGGAAAATAATGTATTAGCTAAGGCGGAACGGTTACGTCGTGCTCAAATAACTAAGGACTTGAACGACGCAACGACAGCGAGAACAGCACAGCGACAACGCCTGACTGGGAATACTATTAATGTAGACAGAGAAGGCAATCCAATATAATGATTGCGGTAAATTTGCCTGATGGCAGATCTATTAATGTCGATACTGATGACAGGCAAGTCGCTGCTGAAGCTGCTAGAAAGTTCTTAGCTAACAACCCCATACCTGCCTCTACAGCGCCACCCAAAACTGACGTGATGTCAGAGTTTGAGCGCGAAGAAAACAATAGGCGAGCACAAGCACGGGCAAGACTAGAAGCAGCGCAAGCTGCTATACCTAAGAGAGAAACCGGCATATTTGAGGATATTACCTCTGGATTTGGTGCAGGTGTTGTTGGTGTAGGTGAAATGGCTGCACTTGGTCTTGCTGCTCCCCTAGAAGAAGAAAGTGAGATTGTTGCACGGGATAAGATACAGTCTATTGCCGAGTCTTTTCGTCCTGAGGGCGGCGACCCCGATTCTATATCCTATAAACTAAGCTCCGCACTTGGATCTATTGCTGGCCTTGCTGCTGTCCCTGCTGCCGCAGCGTTTGTTCCGGGTATAGGTACTGCCGGTGCTTTGGGGCTTGGAGCCGTAGCTGCTGGAGCTGCCGGTACTGGTGAAGCAAGTGAGCGTGCTCGCGCTGCTGATGCCACTGAAGAAGAACGTGGAGATGCGGCACTCCGTGGTGCCTTTATTGGCCTACTCGACGTAATCCCTATCGCACGAGTGCTACCTACCAGTAAGTTACCTGAACTGGCTAAATTGGTAGATAAGATACCGCCTGAGAAAGTTGAAACCATAGGCGAGCGTATCTATAGCGCGGGTATAACGGGTGGTGCAGAGGCCGCACAAGAAGCTGCGTCTAACGTCTTGCAGAATCTTAACGAACAGGAATACAACGCTGCCGCTGAGACCTTTGGTGGCACCGCAGAAGAAGCCGCACTAGGTGGTGGTGCTGGTGCTATCTTACAAGGCTTTATTGATTTGTTTGCCCCCCGCCGCGCAAAAGGGCCAGACCCTGTAACTCCGGTTCCCACTAAAGAAACGCCTGTTGCACCTGTCACACCAGTAACAGAAGCGGATGTAGATGCAGAAGCAGAGGCTGCGGCTGAAGAAGTTACAAGGCTCGACGCTAATGCAACTTTAGACGAAAGAGAACAAGCGGAAAGAGAAGCAAGAGAGGAGCAAGAAAAGCTAGCGGCTGCAATAGAAGCTGGCGAAGAAAAAGGTGCAGTAACTAGGGTTACGGAAGACGGTAAAACAACTACAACAGTACAGACCGAAGAAGAACTTAAAGCAACGCCAGCAGAAGGCCAAAAAGAACAAAAAAAGCTAGAAGATAGCGCGGCTGCTTTAGGTGTACGCACCGAAGAACTTGAAAATAAAATAGAAGAATTTAGGGCACAAGCAGAAAGAGAGGAAGCAGAAAGACAAAGGCTCGATGCTGATGCGGAGAAAGAAGAAACAAAGCAACAGTTTACACAACTTAGCACAGCTATGGCTGCACAACAGCGTGAAGCAGAGAAAGCTAAACAGACTAAAGAGTTAGAAGAAGAAGCTGCAAAACTCAGCGACAACCAGCAGCAGGTTTTACTGTTACAAGAAGAGCTTAGAGAAGCTAAAGCAAAACCGGCACCAGTGTATAACGAAGTTCTTGATACATTGAAACTGGAAGATCCGGAAAACACGAAAACCACATTTAGTCAGAAGAGAGAAGAAGCTAAGGCAATACACAGCGAGGCAAAAGAAAAGTACGACAACGATATAGCGCAGGTAGAGGAAAGGCTAGCTAGTGCAGAAGCCACCGTGCGGGCAGATTTGGATGCAGCCACAACACCTATACGAGAGGCCGAAGCTAGCCTCATAGAAGGAAGAGGCACGGAGGCAGAGTCGGAAGCAGTAGAAGGGTTCAACCGTGCGTATGAAGAAGTTTACGGGCCTGCTACAGATAACGCTAAAAGACAGTTCACAGATGTAGCAGCAAAAATAAAAGAACCGCCGTTACCAAAGCAAGACCAACAAGCCATACAGCAGTTCCTTACGGAGTACGATGCCCTATCTAAAACAGCCCAAGATGATGCACCAACAGAAGTTAAGGCTGTAGCTGACTACCTAAAACTAGGGGAAGCTACGGGTAATCCTGCTAATGCTGTTACTTTCGCTGCTCGTGATGCGTCTACTACCATAGAACGCGATGCGTCCCAGTACAGAACAGAGCGAGATGATTTACCTGAAATGCCTCAAGGTGAAGCAGAACTTATGGCTGGCACGGGCAGGGTGAAAGCTGAAAAGTTCTTAGCATGGGCAGATGCCAACCTATCTACCGCTGCTAAAACGCGCATACAAGAAATCAAAGGTGATGTGCGAGATGCTGAAGGTAGGTCACGAAGAGCTAAGAATCTAGCCGCTCAAATGGAGCGAACTAAAAAGCTAAGGGCGGCACAGAAGAAGCGAAAGGGAGAAAGAACCAAAGAAGACAATGAGCTTATCAATGAAGCTAACTTAGCCACAGCACCAGCAGCAAAAATAGGGACTATAAAAACAGGGGTAAAATACGATGCGCGAGCAGCAGAGTCGCTGGATGCAAGAGGACGAGAGGCAAAAGCTCTAAAGGCCAAACGCGGTGCTGGGCAAGAACTTACGCCTGCCGAACAAGACGTAGTTACAGAAGCAGATGCGCGAGCAAAAGATAAAGAGATGGAATATCTCAGGCAGCAAGAAGCCAATCGTATGGACATGGCTAGACTGCCTAAGAATGCTGCCCTGTCCACCACACTATCCATGCCTGATGCAGCTACTACAGCACTACGCAACGGCGATTTGAAGAGTGCACTGGAGGCTATCGCAGCAGATGCGCCTAACCCTGCGGTCAAGCGGTTCGCTAAGAAGTTAGCCGAAAACGTGGGTAATACTAAAGTAGTGTTGGTAGATGGCCTGACTGACAGCAAAGACACCCCTGCCTATGGCTTGTTTGACCCCAAGACCAACACAATTAGCTTAGACGCAGCCGAAGGGCAGACCGTGCATGCGCTGGTGCATGAGATGAGCCACGCTGGGGTTTCTGCAACATTGGCAGATGCTAAAAACCCACTAACTATTCAGCTACAGAAAGTCTTTGATGACGTGAAAGACAAGTTGAAGTCGCACTACGGGTCACAGGACATACAGGAGTTTGCTGCTGAATACATGAGCAACCCTGAGTTCCGTTCTGAACTAGCCCTGCTGTCTACCCCCAAAGCACCGTCGGTGTTACGTAAAGTGTCTGACATCATCAACAAGATAGTCAGAAAGATTTTGGGCGTGTCACCCAAGAAGGGTAAAGAAGATAGTCTGAATGCCATAGACGAACTAATAGAAACAATTATTGCACCTGCACCTGAGTCTCGTGGTGCGGGTCAGCTACTGATGGCATCCAAAGACGGTAAAGTAGCAAAACTCCAAGATCGAGAGACAAACAATGCTGTACGGGCAATACGAGATATACCTAACGATACTGTAGGAGTAGGGTTTAAGCAGTTATTTGGGACTGGACTAGGCAGTTCTGTAGGTAACAGTGCTAAGTCTTTAGGTCTTGGGTTCTTAAACAACAGCGCGTTCAATGACATAGCCAATGTAACCGGCGTTCAGTCTATAAAGAGCTTCACTGAAGCTATAGAAAAATCTAACGGCGCTATAGAAATATCCACCGCGAAACTCAATGCCATTACTGCGGCTATAGAACGTAAGTTACAAGCCGCTAACAAAGCCGATCCAGACGGAAACATACTGACTGTATTCAACAACCTTACAACTGACTCTACTATGGCTAGGGTAGACCCGTCTAAGCCTGAGTCAGCGTATAAAGGCGAGAAACTAGAGTTATGGAAGGTGTTAAATGCAGAGTACAAGAAACTTGGCCCCGATGGTCAGGCTGCTTACGTGCAGTTGCGCGATACGTACAAAGGTATATTAGATAACCTAAAGGAGAGTCTGGGCGCACGAATAGACAGCGCGATTACAGATAAAGGGCAAGCAGAGAAGCTAAAGAACCAGCTATACACAAAGATATTCGATAGGAACCTGATCGAACCTTACTTCCCGTTGGCCCGTAAAGGAGATTCTTGGCTCAAGTGGTTTGTGACACCTGTCAATGCAGATGGATCGAAGGGGGAGCCTCGTGAAGTTATAGAAGCGTTTGGTAGTCCTAATGCTAGAAAAAGCACCTACAGCAAACTACTTGCTCTAGCAAAGGGAGAAGGTGAGCCTGTAGTCGTAGACGGAGTTACCTACCAAGTATCAGGTATACAGGTAGCAGACGGTCTAAAGAACATGACGTTCGACGGAGGTACAGCACCTACTTCTTTTGTTACTCAGATGGTAACTACGCTAAACCAGAGCATACCTGATGGTACCGCCAACAAAGAAGCTACCATCAATAGCATCGTGCAGGAGTTCATAACGGCGCTACCAGAATCATCATTCTTAAAAGCCTTCAAGAAACGAGAGGATAAACTAGGTGCCGCTGACGATGCCTTAGATACGTTGCGTGTGAAGGGCTATGGTATGGCTAACCGTGCAGCTAACCTCAAGTCTTCAGAAAACATACGAACTGCTCTTGCTGCGGTTAGAGAAGAAATTAAAACGTCTAATAACGAGTATCTACAAGGTGATAACAAACAGATACTGATGAATGAATTTGAAGCACGCAAAGAACTTACGATTAACCCACCAAACGATTTTTGGAATAATCTAGCTAAACAGCTTAACCGTTTCGCTTTTATTGGCACAATGGGGTTCAACGCTGCTTCTACCATAGCAAATAGCTTTCAAGTACCAGCCGTCGTGATGCCTTATCTACAAGGTAAAACAGACTTTAGGACAGCTAGTAAAGCGGTGAATGCGGGTTTTAGGTTGTTTACTGGTAGCAATATAGAGCACAAGGTGGAGACTTACGGAGGGGAAGTCGTAGGAAGTGATAAGAACATCATCAACTCGTACACCCCATCAATAGATAACTACTTTCTGTTGGACGCAGACGGTAGATTCCAGATGCGCGATGATCTGTCAGATCTGGACACACCAAACTACTACCAGAAAGACGTAGGTGACGGCAAAACTGTATCCCAAACAAAACGTGAGTTCTTAGAAGAGCTTATGCCTGTGATACAAGAAGCTAACGAACGTAGCTTCCTTACTCGATCTGCGTGGGCAGACTATCAAGGTATTGACATGACAGCTCCAAAAGAAGGTCTATATGACGCCTTCTCTAGGTGGAGCGCCTTACCATTTCATACAGTAGAGCGTATGGGTAGACAAACTACAGTGGTTGCCGCGTACCTCAACGAGATGGCTAGGTTAAACACCAAACCAAACAAAGCCAAAGGCGAAGATAGTTTATCAGAGGACGCTAAACGGAAGCTGGCTACACAAGTTGCTATGCAGGAAACATCACAATTAAACGGCGGTTCTGCGCTTAACACAGCACCGCGAATAGCACAGAGTGGCCCAATAGGCCGTCTAGCCATGATGTTTAAGACCTACGGCTTCACCATGTACTACAACCAATTCAAGATGATGGCTGGTGCGCTGAAACAAGCTAAAGAATACGGTATGTCAGAAGAGCAAGGCCGCATCGCTATGAAGCAGTTTATAGCTAGTAATGGCTACATCGCAGCCTTAGCAGGTGTGCAAGGTATACCGCTGGTGGGTATATTCCAAGGTATCGCAGATTTGTACTTAGATGATGACGAAGAAGATGCTGACTTACTGTCTCGTAGGTTTATGGGCGACCCACTATACCGTGGCGGAATACAGTATTTTACTAACTTGTTAGGGTCTGAAGTAGATATAGCTGCACGTATAGGCTTATCTAACTTGATCCTTGGTAACAACCGTTATGATTTTAACAAGTCCGCTAAAGAAGAAGTATTCGATTTTCTTGGTGGCCCTGCATTAGGTTACGGGTCAAGTATAGTACGCGGTGCTAATGATATGTATAACGGCGAAACGAGACGGGGTATAGAGTCTATGTTACCCGCTGCCTTCCGAAACATATCCCAAGCAGCAAGGTTTAGTGACGAGGGTGCTCTAACCAGACGTGGCGACCCGATCACAGATGACTTCAACGCGGGTGAAGTAGCTACTAAGTTCTTCGGTTTTGCCCCCGCAAGTTACACCAATGCTCAAGAACGTAACCAAGACACCAAGAAGATCCAAAAGACTGTATCTAGGCAGAAGAGTAGGTTGCTGAAACAGTACTACATAGCGTTGCGTGAAGGTGATAACACAAGCGATATACTGCAAGACATCCTAGCGCACAACAAAGAACACGCAAGTAAGGGTAAAGAAGCAATCATAACGGCTGATACAATCGAACGATCAATGAAACAGCACGCTAGAACTTCTTTGACCATGCATAACGGAGTGACACTTACGCCTACCATGCGTCTGTACGCACAAGACATGCAAGAAGAACTAGAGTATCAACCTTGGTACATGAATAACTAGAGAACCACCCCCTAGCAGAAGGGGATAGACTGACTAGGAGGTGGGCGGTTTGTGGAGAACCGAGCGAACTTTATCACAGCATTCTCCACATACGCACCCCTAATTTACCGTCCTCCACTCGAACTAAAATGCGTGACTCCCACTGTTTAGAATCGGATATGCGTTTAAGTTCTTCGGTAGCTTCTTTAGTATTGATGCAGGGTACGAATATAGAAGCACCCACTACCATCTCATCCCAACTAATAACCACCCGCACGCCGTCAGGGTTTAAGTCGTCGTTCTTGATAACCCCCCTGCTTACAGTACCTTTAGTCACTCACAAGCTCATCTTCTGTATCTTCCACGTCAAACTGCACCATTAGCACGCTCTGCTGCGTTAACCTCATATGAGTGCCTTTACTGAGTCGTTTCTGCACGCGCTTTGCGCCCATCTTGTTTTTCATATCTTCCACAAAAGAAGCGTAGTTTATCTGCTGCTTTATGCACCAAGCCTTCAAAGACTTCGGTACTAAGTACAGCCGCTTAACATCTGTTTCGTATCGTGCCACTAGCCCTACACGGGGCGTAGCGTCTGGCACAACCAGCTCGTCTAACGCAGTATCTGCCTTACCGCGTCTGTCTTCCGTGCTACGTATCCACAGTATGTTGTTCCAGTTCTCGTGTACGTAGTCGTTAAGTGTCTGTTCCACAGAATCCTGCATGTCGTGAACAGTGTTCTTGTTCACTTTCAACAGACGTATTATCCAGCTATGAACGCGCTCTGTGTCGTACTGTAGTAATCCTATGCGCTTACATATTGCTAGCGCAGTCATGGTGCACGCAGCACCTGCTGACCAAAAGCGGTTTTCTGATGTAAGTTCGGCTTCTCGGTCTATACGCTGCTGCACTTCTTCTAGTTCCTTCACAACTTCTTCGCGGTTACTCATAACGTACTGAACAAATAGCACCCCTGCGTGTCCGTAGTTACTGTGCACTTCTCGCGTCCACTTGTCGGTTTGCAGCTTACTAGCGGAGTCCTTAAACAGTCGGTCTACTTTGAACTCAAGTATCCGCTGTGCCTCTGCTTTCGGTGCATCTTTAATCAACATTATCCGTTCAATAACACTGACGTTCCCTGTAGTTATAGATGTAAAGCTCCACGGGATACCGTTCAACTTCTCTCTGGAGTTACTGTCTAGCCTACGCCGCTGCCTACCACTAACGTATTGGTATGCTAGGTCACTAAGTTCGGAACTACTGAGGTTTGTTATCTCATCTAAAAACAACGGTATGCTGTGATATAGCTCCCCTCTGTTCATTTTACTTTTGTATGTGTCTTCTTTACCTAACAGTAGTTCTTTCGGGTCTCCCCATACCGTAAGAGCCGCTTCTAGTGCAGTGGTCTTACCAAGCCCTGAATCCTTGCTATGTATGTGTAACGAAGAACAAGCTACAGGGGTAAGCTCCATTAGCGCAGAACCAAAAGAAGCCCCCATCACATACTGGTAAGGTTCTTGCCCCTCTATGTTTAAGAAGTTAGCCATCTCCTTCCATTCTTCGAGAGAACCTTTGGGGTCAAATGCTGGGAATAGAGGGACAGTGGCAGAGGAAGGAGGATTAAAGTCTATGCGATCTTTGTAAACTTTTTGATTGCCCAGTACGAATGTATCCATATCCTTACCAGCCCAACCAAACTGCCGGTGTGCTTCGTCAGCCGTTTCTCTAGCTTGTAGTTCGTTAACCCAAGTGGTCGTGTACTGCATAATTTCATCCATTCTAGTTAGGGTTACACCGCGCATAGACATACTCTTTCGGAACTCTTCGCGGGACGTAACAGAGGTAAGAGGTATAGTAAACTCACTAACCCCATCCTTGGGTAAATGTAGCCGCATGAATACGGCTTCGCCTATCTCTGCATCGCGTATCCTTTTAACTACATACAGATCGTTGTGGTAGATACTGCGCTCTTCTACTTCACCATCAACACTCACTGACCGCATGTAGATACCGCCACTGGCACCCCTAAAATACGGCTTCGGATACGGTGGTATGGTGTACGTCTGCACATCCGCATTTGCCAGCGTAGCTGACGGTGCCTCTACTATGTTGTCCTCGGCGGTCGCTTCCAGAATCGTGTTGCCGAGAGTGATTGGTGATTTGATCTTATTCCAGTGCTTGCAGTTCTTGCATATCTTGGGGTTGAACTCATCGAACTTGGCGCAGAGGTACGGCCCTTTTATCAGGTCTACCTTCTCGACCGTGCCGTGTGTTGAATACTCTGGATGTCTTACTGATAGCTTATGTATGGCCTTATCACCATCGGAGCAGAACTTAGCGATAGACAGTCCCGCCCTCCACATAGGCTCAGAGCAGTTCTCTTGATCCGTGTATATTATCCGCAGTTGTTCGCATCCGTGCCCGTCGTCTATCTTCTCTAGTATCTGCCTAAAAGATGTTTCCGTATTGCCTATTAACGACTCCATCAAAGCACTAGGAGCAGATGGGGTAAACTTCTTAGGGGGTAGAACTAAATCACCACCTAGTAATTCACTGAACTTATCAAAATCAACTTCTGCGGGAGCTACTTGTAGTAGCGGATCCACACGCGATGGAGGTGAAGTTTTGTGGTTGTGCGTACCGATTGGGCGTAGAACTCTAGCAGCGTCGGCTGTCACTGCTGGGTCTGCTGCGAACTCATATTCTGCACACAAGCGTTTGAGCTTGCCTGCTACAGGGATCCAATCGTCTCTGGCAACTGGCTCTGTAAGAAACCAATAAACGTGTACGCCTCGACCAGAATCAAGGATGAAAGGTTTGGGTAGCTTTGTCGCTTTACAGAACTCTTTCAGTTCGTTGAGCGCATCGGCCTGTGTTGGAAAGTCTTTGCTGGGGCCACAGTCAAGATCTAAAAAGAACGAGCTAAGTGTTTTGACGTTGGTTACCTTTCGGTTATCACTTTCGCCTAGCACAGCAAGCGCAAAATAAACATCGTACCCATCGGCATCAAATGCGCGTGCAGCTTGTTCTAGCTCGTCTATAGAGTCGTAGAACTTCTGGTCTTTTGCATAGTCTGACTTTCGTGCAGCAAATAGGCAGTACCTACCGTCACCACGTAACGCCTTCTGTAAGAATGTTTTTGTATCCATAATGCTTACTCAAAACCGAGAGACACCGTGGCAGGGGCATCGGCACGCCCTTTTCGTAGATACTAGCCACGGTTTTTTGTTAGCGGTTAGTCGTCCCAGTCGTCAAGGACTGAGGCTATCGCTTCTTTCTCGGCTTTGGCAGGCTTGGACTTCTTTACAGCCTTCTTGGGTTCCTCCACAACCTCTAGCTCTTCGGGTTCTTCGTCAGCAAAGGGGTCGCTGGGAGCAGGATTAACTGCGGGTTCTTCAAATGTGTCGTTCGACACCGCTGTAAACGCACTACCGCCAACATCTTCCATAGTGAAGCCCTCTTCGACTACATCGAATGCTGCACGTACAGGCTCTGGCTTATACTGCAATACTTGCACCTGACGCACTCGTAACTTAACACCATGGTCACCATCTACAAACCAAGGGTGCATACTCACCTGCACGTTGATAGTGCTGCCCGTAGTTAGTCTAAAGTCTTTAGGTAACTCGTTGTTCTTTGAGTCAAACTGTTTAGGTGGGCTGGTCAACTCACCATTGTAAGCTGCTTCCAACGTAGCTTTATGCATCCACGTTTTGTTTTCTTGCTTCTTGAATGGGATCTCTATACTGGCAGGCCAGCCATCTTGTTTCTTCTCCTCATAAGCCACTTCCATAGCTGCCATGAGCTGCTTGGCTTCGCCACCAGACATGATCCACTGTAGATCGTACGCTGCCCCTTTTTCTTGGTATTTGCAGGGCATAGTTTTACCTTGTACGTCACTCCACTTATATGGCTGATCCAAGTGTGGGTAGTGCGCGGTCACATTTTTAATAATGTGCATCGTTAGTTCTCCTAATTACTTTTTGCTGCGTCAAACACAAACCCGTCTACTTGCTCGAACGACGATGTAGATTCCTCTAAAGGTTTATACATAGTTAACGCTCTTGCGGTATCTGAGTGCTGGGCTATCTGTACAGCCGTTTCTAGTTCTTCGGGCTTCAACACCCGCACAGGGCGAAACCGAAGTTTTGGTATATAACCGTCGTCCTCAAAACGAATTCTTGTGACTACGGTTATGACTGAGGTGTCATGCTTATGCAGGTGTTTTGCATAGTCTTGCATCGACAACCACCCCCTTTCTGCGCTACCAAACAAAGCGTTTGCCGGTAGCTGCAACTGGTAAACTTCCTGCGAGTTGTCTTCAAGAACCACAGCTAATCGCTGCGAATACTTGCACGCACGGGAGCTACCATTACCTGACCCCTTGATGTTCTGCGGACAATCCATACAGCGAGTAGCTTGTTTAGTGTCAGCGGGTACTTCTGGGTCTGGATATTTCATATCAGGTGACCAACATATCGGAGCCGCCGTGCTTTGAGCATTGTAAGCATCGCCGTAGTACATACGACTTCGCTTGGCTGCATCTACTATGGTCACATCTAGCATCTCAGAATCAATCAGACTTTCTTTACCGTGAACCACGGTGCGGAACTGTCCGTTTCTGATACTTATGCGTCTGAAAACACCATCGGTCATCACATATCTTCATCAAGATCAGCGACAACATCGCCCACGGCAGAGTCTATCCCAGATATATCTTGAGTTTCTGTTGCAGAAATACCCGAAGCTGTTGCAGAATTTAATCTAGCTACAGATTTCTCCACTTCAGACAGTTTGAATCGGTAGGTCTTACCTATCTTTATGTAACACCCGTCTCTGGGTATCTGCCCATTACGAATCCACGCACGAATAGTAGACAGGGACACTTTGTAGTGGTCTGCAATTTTCTCTATTTCGACATACGGTTCGGTCACTTTTTCTTCCTCACTTGAATGGTGTATTCAGTCACTGTGTTTAAGCCTTTCGGCAGTTTGTCTGGGTTTTCTTCCAAATACTGCTTCATAGCCCCTTGCGACACTCTCTTCTCAAGCAGCTCTGGCACTTGTTCCTCCACAATAAACTCATGGAAACTACTCCAATCATCTGTGAAGTATTTAGTTTTGGTCATTCTTATGAACTGACCTTCTGCACTACTGAAGTTCGTAGCGCCCTTGTTTTCGGGCCGCTTGAAATACTCCAGCATCTCTTCCCTTATGACGTTTAGTTGCGCTTCCAACTTAGCGTCCTCTTCTTCCCATGCAGCCCTAACTTCGCTACGTGCGTCACGTATTTTTATGAACGTACGTATAAGTCTAGGGTAAAGACCTTCAATATCTTCTGCCATTTTGGTTCTCCACATACCAAGAAAAGCAGTATAGTTATAAACAATGCGTTAATCAAGGATCTCGTTGTATAAATCTATCATTTTTGTGTGTACGTCAATTCTACTATCTAATAACGCATATACCCGCTTCTCTACAAGCGAACCTTGTAGCTGTACCACGGTACACTTGTGATCCTGCCCTTGCCTGTGAACCCGTGCGTTAGCCTGTGCGTAGGTTTCCAAAGAGCTGGTTGGCCCCCACCACACCACGGTATTTGCAGCGGTTAGAGTCACACCATGCGCTGCTGCCTGCGGTTGTATAACCAGCACCTGCGGTGTATTCGTACTTTGGAACTGCTTGAATATCTCGGTACGTTTTGCGCCCGAAACATCACCACGAATTATGTTAGTGGGTATACCATCAGCGGTTAGCTTGTCCGCCAGAATGTCTATAACGTGCTTGAACGGCACGAACACAAGCACTTTCTTGCTGGATTCGTCTATGACCTCACGCAACACTTTGTATCTGTGCTTGATGTCGAACTCCAAAGATTCGCCGTCGTCTGTGTATACAGCACCGGCTGAGATCTGGAGCAGTTTATTCATGCCTACGGCTGCGTTCACAGCGGTTATCTGCTCCCCCGCTGCCTGCATAGTCATCTTATTTTTAAGTTCTTTGTAGTATTTGTTCTGCTGCCGTGTCAGTTCTACCTCGCGTTTGACGTACACCATGTCTGGTAGGTCTAAACACTCATCTTTTGTGAACCGTATAGCTGGCTGCAAAGCATTGAACACCGTGTCTGTAGCTGTTTCCTTGGGCACCCACTTGAAGTTGGTCACCTTGACCATAACTAGATCACGGAACGAACCAAAGAATCGTGGTACAGAGGACGGGTTTACCAGCTTTGCCAGCCCGTAGGCATCCAGTGGACTCTGCGCTGCTGGTGTGCCGGTCATAAGCCACAACCAAGTATCAGGTTTAAGTAGCCTGTTTAGGGCTTTCCATCTGTTGGTCTGTGGGTTCTTATAGTGTGTGGCTTCGTCCACGATAATGAGATCGAAGCCCCCTGCTGCTATGGCATCAGCCACTATCTCTACACCGTCGTAGTTTATGACTACGAATTCTGCACCGGCTTCAATTATCTCTCGTCGCTTCTTGGAAGAACCATAGGCTATATCTACGGTACGGTGCATAGCGAAGGTAAACAGATCGTCTCCCCAAGCTGACTGCATGATAGATAGCGGACATACCACTAGAGCGCGGCGTATGTACCCCTTGCTCATCAGGTAGTCAGCGGCCCATATCGCACTGGCTGTCTTACCTGTTCCTTGTTCGTTAAAACAAAACGCACGCTGATTAAGAGTAAAGAATTCAGAAGTTGTCTTCTGGTGCTTCATCGGTGAGTGCTTACCTGTCCAATCGTACCGTGTACTTATCGGTGAAGGTACGTTTATACCTAAGTTCTTTAGTACACGGGCTTCTTCGACGCCCCAGTTAACAACGACTCTGTTACCTGAAAGTTCTTTACTCTTTGGGATTACGTTCGTGACTTTCTGAGGGTCACGTAGTCTGAGCAACAATGCTTTGTTGTCTATGACTTTCATTTCCACAAATCCACAGACAGATCTATGCCATATTTCTTCATTTTCTTTCTGGCTCTAGCAATGTCTATATCTGTGAGGT